CCTAAGTCATAAACAACTCTACCAATGGAAGAGAATACTGAATCCTTAGAGTTTCTATCCCAAACTGTATTTGCTAATGATGGAACACTAAACGTAGTTGCTGGATCTGATAAATTATAAATTGTTTGAGTTGCTGCTAAATTAAATATTGTTGATGTTGGGAATGTATTCCAAACTATATCATTTTGAGTTGATTGGTTGGCACCAGCGTACAGATAGTTTGAATAATTTGCAAGATAATTCTTGTACCACATTTTTTGTGGAGAATTAACTTCAGATACAGTGTCCTTTGCTTTGGACATAAAGAGATGCTTCTCAAGAATATTTCCCTTTACGCCAGTTAATGTACCATCGTCATCAACAACTATAACGTGCATCTCATCATTTTCTCCACCTCTTTCAGAAACATAATTTGATGTTCCTGGTTTTGGTGCAACTGTTCTCCAATAAATGGTTGAATTACTTAATCCTAAAGTTTGAGAATCATACCAGTCATCAACGCCTGCAATCACAACTCTCGAATTGCTATTTGTTACTGTAAGAACAACTTTATCATCCCTTAAAGATGTGATGGTTAAAGTTGCATTATCTCCAGGAGTTACACCACCAATTGATGCTCCAGGAATAGTAACAACTGTATTTGAACCATATCCTAGTCCAGGATTGACCATTGTAACAGTTCCAATTCCACCAGAACTATTTCTATAAACATTAAACGACACACCAGTTCCAACTGTGCTTACTCCAGCAACAGCAAGATATACTCCATTAGATGCTGCTACAACTACAGGAGCAGTTGTAAGTCCAATATTGTTAATAACACCTTGGGATAAATTGTAACCACCGACTGCAGTTCCAGCAATAGATACTGTGTCACCTACAGTGTAACCTAATCCTGCATTTACAATACTTGCACTCAAAACATTACCATCAGTATTATTTCTAGTGATGGTGAATGTTGCTCCAGACCCAGTTCCCGCAGTTGTTCCACCAACTCCAGTATATGATTGTCCTTGTTGACCATTTATTGCGGTAGATGATGTAACTCCTACTGCAGAAATAGAATCTGTTGGTGAGGCAACTTCTCCATTATTATCAATAACGGTAATCCTTTGATCTTTTAAGAAAGATGCAAAAGCACTATTTTGGGTATAATATGTTCTAAAATGTCTTCCAGGCTCAGTTCCACCAGTAGAAACTCTAGAATGAATTTTTACGACTACAGCACTAACACCAGTTTCTGGAGAATCAATTGCTTGAGTAATAACTCCTTTTAAATATCCTTGGAAGACAGCAGTCGTTCCAGTTCCAGGAATAACTTGACCACTAATATCTACTGTTACTGCATATCCAACTTGAACACCAATGCTGCTTAAAGCAGTTGTTGCAATACCAAGAATTTGATCTCCTAAATCATCAATGTAGCAAACCTTTAACCCATTTGCCCATGTTCCTGGGTTTTTTGCAGCGTAGTAAAAACTTGCTGCAGTATTTGTGAAGTTTGCATTAAAATCATCAAAGTTTTTGATTTTAACACCAGTTACGCTAGTTGTACCAACACCAACGTTAGCGTTTGAACCACTCATCCAATATTCATACTGGTTATCTGCTGTTTGTGGCTTACCAAAGTTGTTGATTAGTTCCTGTTCCGTAGCAACAGTAATTGGTTCGTTTACAGGACCAATTTCAAAAGGTCCTGCAATACCTCCAATATTATCTAATACGTTGTCAGCTCTTCCTACGGTTAAATCAACCTCTCTAGTCAGTACACCAGGAGATAATTGAGGAGTCGCCATGGATAATTCTCCGTAAAATTCTCAGTTTATCTGAAAATATTTAGGAAAATGGGTAATTACATGGGGGAAATTGTGGGTGAACATTAATTACCAGTCAGGATATTCCCATTCAGCAACTTTGACTAGTTTTTTTCTAGAATTTACAATTCTTTTTACCGTGCAATCTTTACATTCATAGGAATATGATGATGCAACTGTTCCCCTTTTTTTACGAGTTCTGTAAAATCCATCAATTAAATTTTTATTTTCTCCACATACTCTGCATTTTCTATCTACAAGCAATAAGTGACTTAGTTTTATCTGCTTGTCTAACTCCATTATTTGTACTCCCACATGTAAGACATATCCCCATATTCATCAGTAAACCATCTATCACCATCACCATCAACAAAACTATTTGAATCTAAACCATCAACAATAAATCCAAATGGTGCCATATCTTGTTCTATTTGATTTTTTTGCTCTTCATACAATCTTTTCCTAACATCTTGATCTGTAAGTTCTTTAAAATAATCCTGAACAACTAACCAAGCATATATTACTAGGCACATTGCTAAATCATCATTACACCCATCTTCCGCTTCAAAGGAATTTGATTTTTGAATGAATGTAGTTAATTCACTAATAATATCGTAATCTTTAAATAAAAGTTTACTTTCTTCAACTAAAGTTTTAAGGTTAAGACATCCAACTTTTTTAACAGTTTTTGACATCTTGACACCAAGTTGGGTCTTTTTGCCAGAAAAACCTTGCCCAACAATTTGACCTGCTCTACCCCTCATTGAACACATAAGCAGGTTGTTGTACTCTAAATCATATTGTAAAATACTAGCAACTTGATCTCCAACATCATTTACTTCACATAATATGTAAGCATCATTGTAATTTTTAGCCACCTCATGAATAATACTGGGAAATATCATTGGTTTTATTTCATTATCTCTATACTTTGCTACTAAAGTATGTGGGAATTGTGTTATATCAATAACAGTAAACGCTGAATAATCACTACCAACTCCTCTAGCAACGTCAACGGTTATGACATAATTGTGCTCTTCCTTAGAATCTTCAAAAACATCAAGTCCCTGGTTACTAATTGCTGGAGATTCGTAAACCAAATTTCTTAGTTTACTTGGACTAATCAATGTATCAACAGATCCTAAGAATTCACATTCAAACTCAACCCTGAATTGCTGCTCTGATGTATTTGCAATAGTTTGCTTCTTCCATACTTCATCTCTCCCAGGAACATCACTCCAATGAACCTCAGTCGGAATATATTCATTTTTACCCCTTTCTGCATCATGCCAAAGTTTATAAAAATGATTCATACCATGTGGGGTAGAAACAATTATAACCTTTGTATTTTTACCAGACGAAATTGTAGGATAAACTGAGCTAAAAAACTGATCAGCAATATGATTTGCAACGAACGCAAATTCGTCAAGGAAAATAATATTATAAGATCCACCTCGAACTGCAGATGCGGATGTTGATGCTGCAATAATTTTAGATCCGTTTTCTAGTTCAAGAGATGCCTTGTTCCATGTCAAAACACCTTGTTGTAACCAACGAGGTAAATTTTCATATGCAGTCTGTAGTCTATCTAGCAAGTCTTTTGCAGTAGATGCTTTGTTAGCAAGAATTGCAATATTTACATTATCATTAAAAATAGCATAATGTAGAAGATAAGAAACAACAATTGTTGATTTACCAGACTGTCTAGGAAGTTTACAAATATTGAATCGATTATTGTGAAATCGGTCCAACATTGTTTCTTGGAATGGATATGGATTAAATGTTTGTAATCCATGGTCCAAAGTAACAATATTAATATAATTTCTTGCAAAATAAACTGGGTCATCAATACACTTAGCAAATTCAATAACCTGCTCTTCAGTAAATCCCTGAGAAGTATTTGCTTTTTTTAATAGTGGATTGCCAAGATAATGATCAACTGCCATAATATAAACCTTTTAATTTTTTAGTTACAATTCCAACGACGAAGTGCTTTGTTGATTCTAGAATCTGGATCTCTAGAAGTTTCTGCAGAAGTCAATTTTGACTTCATGCCTTTCATGCGACTACAAAAATTTGAACGACGTTTTGCTCTTTTTCCTTCTGGATTTTTTTCAGTTACTGCAGTTTGTAACTTTGAACCTGGATTTTCACGACGATATGCATTTACTGCTTTTTTGCTCAATCCATCGGTTTTATCTTGACGATTAACTTTTTGCCAATCTTCATCAACCTCGAATTCTTCGCCCATTGGCTTTACATAATTTTTATTTGGTCCTGGTTTACCAAGATTTCCTCCATGATAACCAACTCTAACGATTGGAGCATCAATTGCAGAATAGTTGCTTGCAATATCAGTAATACCAAAGGTAATTACTTTTCCACCAGGATAAATCTTTTCAACTTCCCTTTGAACATCTTTTTTAGATGGCATTTTTGCCTGAGGGAAGAACATTGTAAGTTGTTGTGTTCTTCCTCTCCACATTACAATTGCTGCAATTAAATTACCAAATTCTGCAGGAAGTCTTACTGCTTCTCCAATTTCATGCTCTTCCTTATTCATTAATTGTCGAGCAAGATCATTTGCTCTTCTTTGTTGTCCACGATAAAGTTTTTGTCTTGCATCAGAACTTGCTCTGGCAGTATCACGATCCGCAACTGTTTTAATTTTGCTACGAATTGTATTTGCTTGTCTGCGCTTTTTGGGATCTGGTGAATTACTTAAAACTTTTGCTCTTCTTTCTGCTTTCTCTTCACCAGTCTTTCCTGAATATCTAAATTCACCTGCTTGACGAGTCACAGGAATTTTTGCTTCGTCAATTTCATATTCTTCATTTTTACCTGCCATATAATTTGCTGCAGAATCCATGTAGTCTGTAGCAAGAGTAATTTTTGATTGTACCCAAGCAGGCACTTGCATTTTTGGATTTTTAATCTCTTCCCTCAAACGCTTACAATGCATTTCAATTTGTTCTAATTGATTTAGAATCATTGAACCTTCATCATCCAGTTCTTTACCCATAGCAATATCGACATGGTTTTCAACATTCAATGTTTTTGGATAACCTTTTTGTCCTGGTTTTTTGCGAGGTAGTCCTTTTTCTCTACGATCATGAATGTTATCCCACAATCCTTTTTTCTCATCTATTACATCTTGTGGTGTAATTAGATCAATAAATTCTACAAATTTATTGCCAAACATATCTTCTATTGTCACACTTTCTGAAGTTGTAGATTTTGATTCAACTTTTTTTAATTTTGTATAATAATCTGGAACTTCATCTAAATGCTGAAGTGCAGTAATCCTTGCTGCAGTTTTATTTGAAGTATGTTCTCCTTCTACCTTAATACCCATCTCAAGTTGCTTTTTAATTTCTTCAACTGATACATTATG